GACAGATTTCCAACATCTACTGGTGCGAATCAAGAAACAGACGCAGGTAAAGTTAGATATAAAGCAACTGATACTGGTGGTGTCTATTCAGACGCAACACTTAACATTTTAACAAGCAAAAACACTTCAAATATTGAAGTTAGATTTTCAGACGTATTTCCAACAGGATTGTCTGGTTTACAATATGACACAGGAGCTACAGACGTTCAATATTTAACAGCAACTGTAACAATGCAATACAAAATATATGAATTTGCAACAGGAAGTGGACAAACTACTGTTATAACCTCGTAATTAGACTTTACTTTTTCATTATAGTATGATATATTATTAATATGAATCTAGAAGAAATCCAAGAATTAGTTGACAAAGACTTAAAAATTAACGATAGTGAACTTGATTTAGAATCAATCAAAACACCTCAAATACATAACAAATATATGAAACTTTTAACAAAGTTTAAATTAATGTTGAGCCGAAATGAAAGTGAATTTCATATAATTAAAAAACAGAAATGGGAATACTATACAGGTAAAGCAGACCCTAGTGTTTACGCTGAAAACCCTTTTAACTTAAAAATATTAAGACAAGATGTTGACAAGTATATTGATTCAGACGAAGATATTATTAAACTCAAACAAAAATCGGACTATCTTAATACTGTAGTTGACTTTTTAGATAGAACGGTTAGACAAATATCCAATAGAACATTTACAATAAAGAACGCTATTGATTGGAAGAAATTTATATCAGGAGCTATTTAATGACAGTATTTAAATTAGAAAGAAAAATTAAAGCTAATAGAATTCCACACGGAAAAGATATATTAAATAAAGATACTCCAGAAGCAGTGTTTGATGTCGGAGCATTGTTTATTCACGACCAACATATTTTTAAAATTATGGATACTTTCAAGAAAAAACACGATTGTATGTTACCAATTAAATCTGTATTTGGTTGTTATGGTGTTAGATGGACTGGTGGAAGAACTACTATGACACAGTTGGCTCAGACTTGGGCTCATAACGGTTGGACACCAGAGAATATAATTTGGGAGTATAACCGTAGAGGTGTAGGTTGTACTTTTACTTTTTCAAATCATCTACTTAAAGAAGAACATCTTGACGACCCTAGCTCAAATTATTTACTAGATTTATTAGGAAGACAAATATATAAAGACAATGCTGTTACTGTTGCTAGTGATATGCTTTCGGATTATATAAGAAAGAAATATCCTAATTTAAAACAAAAAGCTTCTATTGTTAAACACACAACTGAAATGCCAAAGAGAAGAACTTTTGAATATTACGATAGTTTATTTGACAGATATGATTTGGTTTATCTCCATCCTGACGATAATCTTAATCTTAACTTGTTGAAAAAAATAGCTGACTCAGGAAAGGTTGATAAGTATATTAATCTTATAAATGAAAGATGTACTTGGAATTGTCAGATAAGAAATACCCATTATGATGAAATTGCACAAGCACAACTTGATGGTTGGCACGGAATGTTTAATTTTAGCAACGTAGATTTAGTTCATCATCCTGACCATCCTAAAACTGTATGCCCTAGAGTATTAAAACCAGAATTAAGGAACACTGTTCTTTCAAGAGGAGAATTTAAAAGAGTTTATGATTATGGTTTTAGAAATTTTAAATTGCAAGGAAGAGATACACCTGTTGCTGCTTTGATGTATAATTTTTCTACTTATATGCTTGAACAAGATTATATTGCTGAAAGATTGTTTGCATATTAACAATGAAATTTTATAATGAATCCTATAAGATATTTAATCATAGATAAAAAAGATGATGTTTACTTAAAGATAGAAGCAGACGAATCTATCAGACGAGAACTTGGAGAACATTTTACTTTTCAAGTACCTGGTTTTAGATTTATGCCTCAATTTCGTAAGAGAGTATGGGACGGCAAGATAAGATTATTTTCATATGCAACTGGACAGATATACGTTGGTCTTTATCCTTATATTTTAAATTGGTGCAAAGAAAACAATATAGAAGTTGTTGATGGCACCAAGATAGAAGATACTAAAGTAAATACTTTATGTCTTCCTGAATTCATTGAAGCATTAAAGATACCATTAGAGGTAAGAGATTATCAAAAAGAAGCATTTATCCACGCTATAAAGAAAAAACGTTGTTTATTATTATCACCAACTGCTAGTGGTAAGTCACTTATTGTTTATCTATTAGTAAGATTTAATTTATTAAGATTAAAAGATAAGAAGATATTAATTATAGTGCCTACCACATCATTGGTAGAACAACTATATAAAGATTTTAAAGATTATGGTTGGGATAATGAAAAAAATATGCATAGAATATATGAAGGCCATAGTAAAGATACTGATAAAAAAGTAATAGTATCTACTTGGCAATCAATATATAATCTTCCAAAGACGTGGTTTAAACAATTTGGTATGATAGTTGGTGACGAAGCACATTTATTTAAGGCAATTTCACTTACCAAGATATGTACAAAGTTGGTACAATGCCCATATAAGGTTGGTTGTACAGGAACTTTAGACGATAGTAAGACACATAAGCTTGTTTTAGAAGGACTTTTTGGTGCTGTTAATAAAGTTGTATCTACTACAGAACTCCAAGACAAAGAACAACTAGCCAAACTCAAAATTTTCTGTTTGGTTTTACAATATAGCAAACAACAAAGAGAGTTTTTAAAAAATAAATCTTATCAGGAAGAGATAAATTTTTTAGTTTCAAATGAAAAAAGGAATAAATACATTAAGAACTTGGCCACTAATTTACACGGCAATACTTTATGCTTGTTTCAGTATGTAGAAAAGCACGGTAAACTATTATATCAGTTAATAAAAGAAAAGGCAGGTGACCGACCTATTTTCTATGTACACGGAGGAACAGAAGCTAATGAACGAGAACAAGTCCGAGCCATCACAGAAAAGTCTGATGGAGCGATTATTGTCGCTAGTTATGGGACGTTTAGTACTGGGATCAATATTCGTAATTTACACAATATTGTTTTTAGTAGCCCTAGTAAATCTCGCATAAGAAATCTACAAAGTATCGGTAGAGGATTACGATTAAAAGATAACAAATCACACGCAACATTATACGATATTGCTGACGACCTTTCCTATGGCGAAAAGGAAAATTACACTTTACAACACTTTAGAGAGCGTATAAATATATACAATGATGAAGACTTTGATTATGAAATACATAACATAGAGTTAGGAAATGGTAAACGTACAAGCTAATATAAAAATTATCAAACTTACAAATGGTGATGATATAGTTACTCATATGCCATCAGGTGATAAACAATTGCCTGATAAATCGCCATTAATGAGATTAGATAAACCTCTACAAATTAAATACATCCCACAAATGACACCTATGGGAGTGAGAGATTATATAGCTTTAATAAAATGGACAAACTATACGCCAGACAAAATCATTACTATCCCAAAAGATAAGATATTAACTATAACAACGGCTGGTGGGGATATGTCAAAAAGCTATTTAAATCTTGCAAAAGAATATGACCAGATAGATTCACCTAAAAAGTCCAAGACAAAAATCTATCATCAAGAACAAATAAATGAAGAAGATAATGAAATGTTGAACGAAATCTTTAGAGATTTTAAGCATCCAAAGAGAACTCTCCACTAGCACTCTGGAGCTTTCTCATAGGACTACATAGTCCATTATACACAAAAAATGTGAAAAGTCAATGTTGGTTAGAGCATTGACAATCTAAAAAAAATGTAGTATTATATAAATATTATGAATACACATACTGAAAAAATTAAATATAAGAAAAAACCAGAACATTATGTAAATAATAAGGAATTTTTACAGGCAATGATATTGTATAAAAGGTCTGTAAATAAGGCGAAGAGAACAAAAATAATCAAGCCATCTGTACCAGATTATATAGGCGAGTGTTTTTTAAAGATAGCGAATCACCTCTCATATAGACCAAATTTTATTAACTATACCTATCGTGATGATATGATATCAGATGGTATAGAAAATTGTTTACAATATTTGGACAATTTCAACCCAAGAAAATCAAACAATCCCTTTGCATATTTCACACAAATTATCTATTATGCTTTTGTACGGAGAATACAGAAAGAGAAAAAACAAGTTACAATTAAACACCGTATGATTCAAGAAGCAAATTATGATGATATGACATTGCAACCAGGTGAAGATAGAGAGTTTAAGAATCAATTTACAGAATTTTTAAGGAAGAATACCCCAACAGTAGAAATACCAAAAAAGAAAAAGAAGAAGAAGGCAGTTAAACGAAAAAGGTAGATAATGAAATGTGATAAGATTTTAATAGTCGGAGGAGGCTCCGCTGGTTGGATGACAGCGGCAACTTTAGTTAAAGCTTTTCCTGATAAAGATATAACTGTATTAGAATCACCTAACGTTCCAACAATATCAGTTGGTGAAAGCACAATATCAAAAGTTAAACAATGGACAAAATATCTAGGAATAGATGATAAAGAATTTTTAAAACATACAGACGGTACTATTAAATTTAGTATTAAGTTTACAGACTTTAATGGAAAAGACGAGGCGCCGTTTCATTATCCTTTTGGTGCTCCTGTCGTAGAAGGAACTAAATTAAATTATAATGATTGGTGGATGAAAAAGGAATTTAATCCAGAAACACCAGTTTCAGATTATGCTGATAGTTTTTCTTCTGTTATGGCACTAATTAATAAAAGTAAGGGTGCTCATAACTTTTATGGTTTTGATACGGACACTGATTCTGCTTATCAGTTTGACGCAATTAAATTTGGTATATGGTTGAAGGATCATTATTGTATCCCTAGAGGTGTCAAATATATTCAAGAAGATGTAAAAGATATTAAACAAGATGAAAATGGTATTGTTTCTTTAAACAAACATAAAGCAGATTTATATGTTGATTGTACAGGTTTTAAATCAATGCTTTTAGGAGGTGCATTAAAAGTACCTTTTGAACCTATCCCTAAACTACCAAATAATAAAGCGTGGGCAACCAAGATACCTTATGTAGATAAAACTAAAGAAGTGGAATCTTTTACTAATTGTACAGCAATAGAAAATGGCTGGGTATGGAATATACCATTGTGGAGTAGAGTTGGTACAGGTTATGTTTATTCAGATAAATTTGTAGATGATGAAACTGCTTTAAAAGAATTTAAAAATCATTTAGCAAAAGTACGACCTGGGTTTGGTAAGGAAGAACACGAATTTAAAAACATTGAAATGAAGTGTGGTATATACGAAAGATTATTTGTAAAAAATGTTGTTGCTATAGGTCTTGCTAATGGATTTGTTGAACCATTAGAAAGTAATGGTTTGTTTTCAGTACACGAATTTTTAATAGCACTTGTAAGAAATTTAAGAAGAGGTGAAATTACACAATGGGACAAAGACAACTTTACATTTGCTTGTAAATCTATCTATTATGGATTTGCTGAATTTGTTGGATTGCATTATGCTTTATCAACAAGAAATGATACTGAATATTGGAAAGCAAATAACAATAGAGAATGGGAAAAAAGTTTAGTTGATATGAAACCTAAAATTTTGCAAGGATATTTAAAAGCTGCTTTACATAGAAATATTGAATGGGAGTTTCCTGTGGACCCTCCTCAATTTGCTGGTAATAGTGGATTACATTATATAGCAGCTGGTTTCAATTGGGCACCACAAGATTTACCTAATTTAATATATCTTTCACATAAGAGTAAGGATGAAATAAAAGAATTTATGAATCCATATATAAAGAAATTAGATGTACGTAAAGAAATGTGGAATAAAGACGCTGAAAAGCATCCAAGTTATCACGATTTTATATTGGAGAATTATTATCAATGAAAATAGCACTATTAAATGATACACATTTTGGTTGCAGAAATGATAGTCCACATTTTGCACACTATCAACAAAGGTTTTATGATGAAATATTTTTTCCTTTTATAAAAAAACACAACATAAAAACACTAGTACATTTAGGAGATGTAGTTGATAGACGTAAGTTTATAAATTATAAGACTGCTCATTTTTTTAGGCAAAAATTTATGAAACGATTGTGGGAAGAAAAGGTAGATACTCATATTATATTAGGTAACCACGATACATATTATAAGAATACAAATCAAGTAAATGCAATTACAGAACTTTGTACAACATATGATGGTGTAAATGAACCTTGGGTTTATGCAAGTCCAAAAGAAGTTACCTTTGATGGTTTAAACATTTTGTTTATGCCTTGGATATGTGATGAAACTTATGATGAATCTATACACGCAATTGAACATAGTAATTCTGAAATTTTAATGGGGCATTTAGAAATTAAAGGGTTTGAAATGAACCGAGGATTTATGAACGAACAAGGGTTAGATAAAGATACATTTAAAAGATTTGAAAAAGTTATATCAGGACATTTTCATAAAAAATCAGATGATGGTCACATTTATTATCTAGGTACACAATTTGAAATAACTTGGAATGATTATAAAGACCCAAAAGGGTTTCATATTTTTGACACACAAACAAGAGAGTTAACAAGAATATCTAATCCATTAAGAATATTTAAGAAAATAGTTTATGATGATACAAAAACAGATTATAATAAATTAGATATAGAAAGATATGATAATAGTTTTATTAAAATGTTCATATCTCAAAAAACAGATGATGATATGTATGATAAATTTGTTGCAAGATTATATAATACATTGAACATATATGAGTTAAATATTTTTGAAGATTCAGGAGATGTAACTTTGTTAT